GCGGCACCCTGCGCCCGGAGGATGCTGTGGCCAGCCAGATCATCAGTCTGAACGCCCAGGGAACGGGCACCGATGCAGTGCTGAAAAGCGTACTGAATGGGCCGGACGGGGCACCGAATGCGAATGTCCGGGCCTATGTAGACACGGAGACGGCCCGCATTTTCTTTGGTGACAGTGCGCAGGACGTTTTTTCTACCGTGCTGCACGAGGACTACCACTGGTATAACGCACTGGACGCTGAGGGAGCCAAGACATTGCAGGATCATGCACTGCTGTACCTGGCCCAGAAGAACGGCTATGAGAACATTGACGAGATGATTCGGGCCAAGATGGGCGACTATGCCGCCCAGAGTCTGACCTATGAGCAGGCGGCGGAAGAGCTGGTGGCCGATGCCTGGGGCGGCATCTTTGACAGCGAGGAGAGCGTACGGCGGTGGGCACAGTTCCAGCGGGCGCAGGCGGACAAGAATGCAGGCCGTGCCGGAGGCATCCACAAGGTGATGCAGCAGGTGAAGACCATGCTGGAAAACATCATCTCCAAAGCCAAGGAAGTGCTGCGCATTGACCCGGAAAATACCGCAGCCCGGAAAGCCCAGCGCCTGGCAGAAGCCGAGAAGCGGGCCTTGCAGGAGGAATACTTTGCCCACGCCGAAAAGGCCATGGACAACCTGCGTGCTGCAAAAGCCAGTGAAAACAAAAACGCCGCAGCCCTCAAGACCGAGGACGCGGCGGAAAAACTGGGGACGCGGTTTGAAATTGACCGGAATTTCGCAAAGAATGTGGATGCAATTGACCTGGGAGTTACCTGGTCGAAACGGATTCGGGTAGGGGCTACTTCGGAGGTGCTGAAAAGCATCGGCGTAAAGGATCAGAATATTTACTGGGACAGCGGC